GTCGCCAATCCTGATATCTCCCGGGAACGAGCCGAGCACGGTCGAAAGTGTCGAGCTCGTCACACCGCGCCTCGAGACGCCTCGGCCGTCCGACGTCGTCGGCTCCTATGGCGCCGAGGCCGCTCAATGGATTCGTCTCATGCTCCACGACGAGCTCCGACCCTGGCAACGCTACGCGCTCGATCGCATCCTCGAGCACCGGGAGGACGGTTCGCTCCGCTGGCGCCGCGTCATCCTCACCGTCTCGCGCCAGTCCGGGAAGAGCATCCTCTCGCGCGGCCTCTGCGGCTGGAGGGTCGGCGCCTCCGACCTCTTCGGCGAGCCTCAAGAGGTGCTCCACGTCGCCAACCTCCGCTCGACGGCGGCGCGTATCTGGACGCCGGCGGCGCGCACGCTCGAGGCCGAGCTCGGCGCCGTCGTTCGCCGCTCGAACGGCCAAGAGGCGATCGAGCTCGCCGATGGTTCGGCCTGGCGCCTGGCGGCGTCGACGCTCGACGGCGGCGTCGGCTCGAGCGTCTCGCTCGGCTTCGTCGATGAGGCATGGAGAGTCTCGCGCGAGGTCGTCGACGGCTCGATCGCGCCGACGATGCTCGAGCGCGCCTCGCCGCAGCTGATCCTCGTCTCGACGGCCGGCGACGGCGGCTCGACGCTCCTCCTCGAGGATCGCGACGCCGCGATCGCGCAGCTGGCCGACCCCGACACGGCGCGCATCCTCCTCCTCGAATGGTCGGCCGCGCCGGAGGCCTACGTCGAGGATCGCGACGCCTGGCGCCAGGCCTCGCCTCACTGGACGCCGGCGCGCCTCGAGGCGCTCGAGCACGCCTTCGCGACGAGCTCCGAATCGGACTGGCGCCGCCAGTACCTCAACCAGTGGGTGCTCGCGGCGCGCTCCTGGATTGCGCCGGCGCAATGGGCCGAGGCGACCGACCTCGCGCTCACGTTCCCGAGCTCGCCTGCCGGCGTGGTTGCGATCAACGACGAGGACGGCAAGCCTGGATCGTGCGGCTACGTGCTCGCGGTCGCCGACGGCGATCGCGTGCTCGTCTCCGGTCGCGCCTTCCCCTCGCGGCGCGCGCTCTGGGCCGCGCTCGAAGAGCTCGGCCGCCGCCGGCGCGGCGCGCGCCTCTTGCATCCGGCCTCGTTCGAGCGGCACGTCGCGCAGCTTCCCGGATTCGGCCTGACGAAGGTCGGCACGGCCGAGCAACGCGCCGGCTACGGGCCGACGCTCGGCGCGGTCATCGACGGCCGGCTCCGGCACGACGGCGACGACGAGCTCACCCGCCAGATGCTGACCGCGACGCCGATCACGATCCCGGACGTCGGGACGTCACTCTCGGCGCGCCGCTCCCCCGGCCCGATCTACCTCGCGCGCGCGGCCGTCTGGGCGGTCGGCGCCGAGCTCCAGCCCGAGCGACTGCCGCGCCCGAGCGTCGTCTCCGGCTAGCCGGTCTGACCATCGGAGGGATGGCGCCGGCGTGAGCTCGGCGCGATCGTTACTCGCCGATGGGAGCTCTCGAACGTCTCGGCCTTCGCTCGCCTGACCTCGCCGGCGCGCGCGACGTCGTCCCGAGCTCGACGACGGCGCGGCGTCCGCTCCGGCCGCCGGTCGTTCGCTCCGGTACGCCGCTCGAAGTCGCCGAGCTCGCTTGGATCGCCGAGGGCGTCTCGCGTGAGACGGCGCTCTCGATCCCGAGCGTCCTCGCTTGCCGCAACCTGCTCGTCGGCACGATCGTCCAGCTTGAGCTCTACCGCTACCGCGTCGGCGAGCGGCTCGATCCGGGCTACCTGCTGACGCGGCCCGACCCCTCGCTCGCGATGCCGGCGACGATGGGCGGCACCGTCGACGACTTGATCTTCCGCGGCCGCGCCTACTGGCTCGTCCTCGAACGTGACTCGACCGGATTCGTCACGCGCGCGCGCTGGACGCCGGTCGACGACGTCTCACCGCAGGTTCGCTCATCGGGCGGCGCCTATTCGGTCGTCACCGGCTACATGGTCGCCGGCTACCGCGACGAGTTCCCGCCCGACGACGTCATCCGGTTTGACTCGCCGCTCCCGGCCGTGCTCGACGTCGGCGCGCGCACGCTCGCCGCCGCGCTGGAGCTCGAAAACGCCGCGCGTCGCCTCTCTTCCGTCACGCTTCCCTCTGGCACGCTGACGAACAAGGGCGCCGAGGTTTCACCGGAAGAGGGCCGCGCGATCGTCGCCGCCTTCGAGGAGTCGCGCCGCCTGAACGGCCTCGCCTGGTTGCAGAGCGTCGAGTATTCGCGCGAGTCTCTGAGCTCGGCCGACCTGCAAATGATCGAGGCGCGCGCGAACGTCGCGACCGACGTCGCGCGGCTGTTCAACGTGCCCGTCGCGATGATCGGCGCGAGCCCGAGCGGCGGCGCGAGCGCGCTCCTCTACGCGAACCTGACCCAACAGCTTGCGCTCCTGCTCGCGACCGGCGTCGCGCCGTATACGCAGGCGATCGAGCAAACACTCTCCGACGTCATCCCGCGCGGCCAGTCGGTCGCCTTCGACGTCCAGACGTTCCTTCGCTCCGACCCGCAGGCCGCGGCCGACTACGCGATCGCGCTCCTCAACGCGAGCGTTATCGACACGACCGAGGCGCGCGGCCTGCTCGGCATCCCGTCGTCACCGCCGCCGGCGGGCGACCTCACTCCCGGAAAGGTGTAGCTGATGCTCCGCTTCGAGATGGACGTCGCCGCAGTCGACGAGAACGCGCGCACGATCGAGGGCGTCGTCGTCCCTTACAACGAGGTCGGCACGATCGCCGGCCGCGGCTACCGCTTCGCTCCCGGCTCCGTCCGGGCCGCACGCTCGCGCACGCCGCTGCTCGTCGACCACGATCGCGGCCAACCCGTCGGCGTGCTCGACCGTCTGACCGAGTCGCCGCGCGGCCTGCTCGGCCGCTTCCGCATCGACGCGACCGCGGCCGGCGATACCGCGCTCTTGCAGGCGGCGTCCGGCTCGCGTGGCGCGCTCTCGATCGGCGCCGAGCTCGTCGCCGCGCGACCATCCGGCGACGTTATCGACGTCGACGAGGCGCTCCTCGTCGAGGCCTCGCTCCTGGCGCTCGGCGCCTTCGCCTCGGCGACCGTGACCCATGTCGCCGCCGAGGCCGACGAGCCCGATCCCGATGAGCCCGTCGAGCCGGCGCCGCCGGCTGAGCCGCATCCCGACCAGCCGGAGCTCCCCGTCGAGCCCGACGAACCGACGCCGGCGCCGCCGGCCGACCCCGAACCCGAGGAGGGTACGACCATGACGACCGAAGCAGGAGCGGCGCCCGTCATCATCCATGCGGCCGCCGACCGTCCCCAGCGTGAGCTCACGGCCGGCGAGCTCGTCGGCTGGATCGTCCGCGCGCAGCACGGCGAGGCCGACGCGCGGCGCTTCCTCGAAGCGGCGCTGACCGAGTCGATTTCGACCGACGTCTCTGGCCTGCTCCCGCCGCAGTATGAGCGGACGGTCATCGGCGGCAAGCCGACGCCGCGGCCGCTCTACGGCATCTTTTCGTCACGGCCGCTTCCGGGCGTCGGGCTCGCGGTCAACAAGCCGAAGTGGACGACGCGGCCGGACGGCGCCTGGGCGGCGACCGTCGACGACGACGCCCATTCGACGAAGGTCGTCATCGGTTCGCAGGCCGCGAATATCCTCCGTTGGGATTGGGCCGGCGCGATTCCCTGGGTCGTCGTCCAGCGTTCCGATCCGTCGATCATCGACGAGATTTACAGCGAGGCCGTGCAGGACTTCTACCTCGACGTCGAGACGAGCATCGCGGCGCTGATGGCGGCGGCCGCGACCAACGCGGCGACCTCGCTCGGCGCGGCGGTCGGCGCGTTCTTCACCGCGAACCATCGCTCACCCGAGGTCGTCGTCGTCGCGCCGGACGTCTGGGGCAAGCTCGCCGACCGCGGCGCGCTCCAGGTGCCGGTCGCCGGCGCGAGCGTCGGCGTCGAGCAATACGGCCTGACGGCGACCTGGGGCGGCCTGCCGATCGTCGCGTCGGCGTCGCTCGCGGCCACGTTCGGCTACCTCGCAACGCGCCGCGCGCTCGACGTCCGCGTGACCGATCCGGTACGCCTGACCGCCAACGCGATCGGCGCGCTCAATGTCGA